CGGTGCGGGAGGTGTGGTTACATCTACATCTTTAAGTGTCCCAATTTCTACAAATTACACCGTAACAATTGGAGCAGGCGGCACTGCTCCCGGAAGCGGAGGCGTACCCGGCACTGGAAACAACTCAGTATTCACAGCGTCAAGTTCTAGCCCAGCATTGGGCGGCGGCGGCGGCGATGTGGACAGCCAAGTAAACAAACCGGGCGGTGCTGGCGGCTCTGGCGGTGGTGCGGGGTATCTAGCTGGGTCTATCGCTGGTGTTGGTACTGCCGGTCAAGGTAGGAACGGCGGCGCTGGAGATTCAAATAGCAACTTTGGTGGTGGCGGCGGTGGATATGGCGGTGTCGGCGTAGGCGGAACAAGCTCTACAGGCGTTGGCGGTATCGGTATATTAAGCACAATCACTACAAACTTTGCTGGAACTGCTAATACAAGCACCAGCACAAGCATAAACATTACTGCCGTTTCTGCTGGTGTTATAGGCATTGGAACGCAGATAACAGGATCGGGTGTTCCCGCAGGAACCGTAGTCATTGCGCTTGGCACAGGTACTGGAGGAACGGGTACTTACACATTAAACAAGGCAACTACCACAACTTTGACTGGAACTGCAATTACAAGCACTGGCGTTTACTACGCTGGCGGTGCCGGTGGTTGGACACGCAGCACAAGTACAACCCTTGGCGGTTTAGGTGGCGGCGGCGGCGGTGTTACAGGTTCTGGCGGCGGTAATGGCGGCGTTAACCAAGGCGGCGGTGGTGGTGGCGTTGGTTCAGCGGCATCTGGCGGGTCTGGAGGCTCTGGCATATTAATCATCGCCTACCCTAATTCATACGGTGATCTTGTTTCTGTGTCCGCAGGATTAACTTGCAATGGCAGCGCAGGAAATACCACGCCAAATACAACGTACCGCACAGGTTATAAAGTGTACAGATTTACTGCTGGCACTGGCACTATATCTTGGTGAACAACAATGTCTATCAGATATAAAGGCTCCATCATGTCGTCCACGGCGCAAACGCCGACGACTTCTAGCGCCAAAGGCGTTTGGAAAATAGTTACTGTTTTGCAAGCATTAAAAGCTGGGACATGGCCTTTGCCAGCTTTTTTAGTAGATTATTTAGTAGTTGCCGGCGGTGGTGGTGGTGGATGGTCTGCTGCTGCTTCTGGCTCTGGAGGTGGTGGCGGCGCAGGTGGTTTACTAACTGGAACTGATCTTTTATTAAATCGAAGCACTACATACACTATTACAGTAGGCCCATTTGGGGCTGGTTCAACTTCAGCAGCAGTTGGAGGTGCTGGAAGCCCATCTAGTATTGCTGGCACAGGCTTAACCACAATATCCGCAACTGGCGGTGGCGGCGGTGGGTACACAAGTGCTTCACTTATGGTGGCTGGAGCAACTGGAGGCTCTGGTGGAGGTGGCCCCGGCAATAACATTTCAGGCTCTGCATTAGGTGGAGCAGGTACTTCAGGACAAGGAAACACTGGTGGTAACGGTTTTACTGGTTCAACATCACCATTTGCCTATGGAGGTGGTGGAGGCGGTGGAGCCGGTGCTGTAGGCTCAAATGGAACTGCGTCTGTTGGTGGAAACGGAGGTGCTGGAACGCTTAGTGCATATACCGTTTCTTTTGTTGGCACAGCAAGCACCGCATCAACAACAACATTGACAATTACGGCTGTAACCGCTGGCGTTATTGGTATTGGCACGCAAGTAACAGGTTCAAATATTCCAGCCGGTGCTTATATCACTGCTTTAGGTACTGGCACAGGCGGCAATGGCACTTACACAATGAGCGCCGCTGCAACTACAACGACAACCGGAGTAGCGATAACAAGTTCTGGCGTGTACTATGCTGGTGGTGGCGGCGGCGGTGTCTATACCGGTACAGCTAATGGCGGCGCAGGCGGTGCAGGAGGCGGGGGTAGAGGGTCATCTTCACTAACCCCAACTGCTGGCGCTACTAATAGTGGTAGCGGTGGTGGTGGCGGTAGTGGTAATGCAGCAGGTGGCACAAGTGGCGCTAATGGCGGTTCTGGTGTTGTAATTATTCGCTGCCCTATTGCTTATACGGCTTCAGCTACGACAGGCTCACCTACAGTAACTACAAACGCAACCTATCGTTTCTACAAATTTACTGCTTCTGGGACAATTACATTCTAATCATGGCACATTTTGCAGAACTTGACGATAACAATGTAGTCCTACAAGTGATTGTGGGAGTAGATGAACCGCTTGATGGTGAAGCCATTTATCGTGAGACAACAGGAACCGTTTGGAAAAAGACCAGCTACAACACTAGGGCAGGTGAACACCTACTGGGCGGTACACCTTTCCGTAAAAACTACGCTGGGATTGGGTACACCTACGACCCAGATAGGGATGCGTTTATCCCGCCGCGGCCATTTCCTAGCTGGACAATAAACGAGCAGACCTGCCAATGGGATTCGCCCGTGCCCATGCCTACAGATGAAAAACGGTATGCTTGGGATGAACAAACTTGCCAATGGGTGGAGTAAAATTACATGAACCAGTTTTACGGCGGCAGTTTTTTTAGCGGCGGGTTTTTCTCAACTATCCCCGCTTATGTAACACAACTCTATGTTGAGTTAAGATCATTTACTGAAAGAAGGAGATTCTAATGGCGCTCAATCTTAAAGCTATCACTTCTGTCCTGGGCTACCAGCAGATCACCAGCTTGTCCGCAGCTACGGCTTTGACCGTACCCCAGAAAAACGTTGGTGGCCTTTCGGGATCGCCCCGTATTGCCATTATTACGCCTGAGACTCAAGCAGTTCGCTGGCGAGATGACGGCGTGGCCCCCACCGCTTCGGTTGGAATGCCCCTTGCTGCTGGTGTCACTTTGCAATACGATGGCGACTTGACTCAAATCAAGTTCATTGAGCAAACGGCCAGTGCAAAGCTGAACATTACTTACTATTCTTAAGAGGTCATCATGCAAATCTCTAATGACACTGCGGCGTTAAATTACGTTGACTATTTCACCAAACAGTTGCCTATTGACCTTGCCACTATGGCTGCATTGCGTGATGAACTGGCTACTCGCCAGGGCGCTTTGTCTGCGGCTGAAAACGCAGTAGCTGACCGAGCCAAAGCGGCAGAGGAACTTGCCGCTGCCAGAGCAACAGCAGCGGACACGCAAACTGCGGCCCAACAAGCATTGGACGAAGCCAAAAGTTCTTTAGCTGCGGCCAAGGTCAAAGAAAAAGAAATAGCCGCGCGCGAAAAAGAAGTCAATGCTGACTTGACTTCCCGCCAAGCTGACGTTGCCAAGCGTGAAACATCGGCGGATGATAAAGCCGCCGCCTTGGCGTCACAACAAGCAGCGCTTGATGCCCGCAGCGCGTCCTTGGAAGCGCAAGAAGCTGCACTGCAAACTCGCGTTAAAGCCTTCCAAGATAAAGTTGCCTCAATTAGCGCTTAAGGATATAAATCATGGCCGTCAATCTTTCAATGCTGGCGGGGGCTGGCGCACAGTTTTTTGACAATAACGGTGTCATTCTTTCTGGCGGTCTTGTTTACACTTACGCAGCAGGTACTACAACGCCACAAGCTGCCTATACAACAAGTTCTGGCAGCACCGCGCACACAAACCCTATTGTGTTGGACTCAGCAGGCCGTGTTCCATCTGGCGGGGAAATTTGGTTAACTGACTCTGTTGCATATAAATTTGTTTTAAAGACATATGCGGCGGTTACGATTGGTACTTATGACAATGTGCCTGGCAATGCATCAGGTATTTACGCCACATTTGCCGCTTCTTCTGGTTCATCTTTAGTTGGGTATACACAAGGTAGCGGCGGCGCCGTACCAACTACGGTGCAAGCTAAGTTGCGGGAGAGTGTGAGTGTTAATGATTTTGGCGCGGTGGGGAATGGGGTGGCTGACGATACAGTGGCAATCCAAGCTGCCATAATCGCCGCATCCCAAGTACGCTTTATTGCTGGGTACACTTACAATTTAACCGGAGACATTTTGATTCCGGCAAATCGTAAGCTAGTGGTCGAAAAGAGCGCAACGGTTATCAATACTGGGGGGCGTTTTACTGCCTACAATGTTGACAATGTGGAGTGGCAGATTGATGGTTGGGTGAAGTCGGTTTCTATGGCAACTGCTCCTGACAAGATAGGATGGTGGCCTTTTGAGCGCGGGTTTATAGAATGGGGCGGTAATACACCAGCCACTCCAAAATCCGGGTTCTGGGTTCATGGAACGGGCAAGGTTTCCGGCGACTGGACAGGTACACCTAACGTATCAGACATAACGAATCAGATAAACCGCAAGGGGATTGCGTGCTGGAATCCGTTAAACGTACTTGTTGAAGGAATAGAAGTCTTTGGGTTCAATGGCGAGGCAATATATGCGCTAATGATTAACGCTGCGTCAAAGAATGTCGTGTTCCAGAATAACTATGTCCATGACACTAGGTTCAATGCGCTGAATTTCAACACAACAGCGTGCGGAGATGGATGCTATATCCGTAATAACACCGCGAAAACCGCATATCAGTTGGAAACTTCAGGAGGGTTTTGCACGGGAAATACTATCTCTGACATGGTTAGTTGCGGAATTTTCACGGGGGCTGGGGCAGGTGTCGCCCCACTTGTCATTTCGGATAATACTATTGCCAGGTCTGGGCAGCATTCGATTGGTGCGACATTCGCATCGAATGCAGCAGTTTCACAGGTGTTCATTGAAAGAAATATAAGTATTGACCCGCAACAATACGGTATTTTTACAGACTATTGCAGTCAGGTTTTCATACACGGAAATAACTTGTATGGAACGGGCCAAGGCCCATCGGGTTGCTACGATATTGGAGTCAACAACGCAACAAGCGGGGTTGTCTCAGAAAACACATTTATATCGCACGGCTCATCTGCTCAAGATACTTGCGTCGTTGCCTCTAACTGCAGCTACGTTTCGGTTGATCCTGTTACCAACGTATATCGACGCACTACTGGTATTCCAGGTATGGCCACGGGTAATGGAGTGCAAACGATTGCCTCCGCTGCTGCGCTAAAACTCCCGACATTAGGCAGCATATTTTTTGTATCCGGAACTACAAACGTAACAAGCATTATTGCCGAAGTAAATAACTCCAACCACATCGGGCGCGAGATTACCCTGATCTTTCAAAGTGTGCTGACGTTTACTGATGGATCAAACCTAAAGCTGGCAGGTAACTTCGCAACCGCAGGAACTTACACCATAAAACTAGTTTGTGATGGCACAGATTGGTATGAAGTCTGCCGTTCGGTGAACTGATGAACCCCCTATTCTGCTCCTTAATCGACAAGCGCAAAGGAAGAGGCGGCATCATAACCGCCACCGGCCTAATCCTCTGGTACATGAACCGCTGCGGCTTCCAAGGCTGGACGTCGTTTTGGGGCAGCATCTATCTTGCCCTCGGCTACGAACTTGTTTACATCAATGGCGTGTATCAAAACAAAAACACTTGTTCTGTTAGCGGAACATCGGTTGTATTTTCAACCGCACCGCCTCTGACTTCTTTGATTGAAGTAATGTACAACTAATGGCTAACACAAAGATTTCCGCACTTACAGCGGCAACCACGCCGGTTGCTGGTACGGAAGTCTTGCCTATTGTTCAAAGCAGCGCAACAAAGCAACTTTCAATTGCTAATCTAACTGCGGGGCGTTCGGTAAGCGCAGCGGACTATGTTATGTCTACGGGCAACCTAGTCCCAAGCACCGCCGCCAAAGGCGTCAATTTCAACGCTAACACCCCCGCAGCGGGGATGTCAAGCCAATTGCTTAATTGGTATGAAGAAGGTGTTTGGACACCTACGCAGGGAACAGGTGTAACAGTTGTAGGTGCGTTTACTTCAAACGGAAGTTATACAAGAATTGGTCGATCTGTAACTGTAAGGGGTAATGTTGCTGGCGCAACATCTATTGCTTGTACTGCTGCAGGACAACTTTGTGCGGGGTTACCATTTGCGTCAGCTTTAGATATGGCAGGTTCATATTTTAATGGGTCATTATCTGCGGGAGGCGCTATAGACGCCGCTGGATCGGTTGTTTATGCTGCGGGGGCAATTGCAGCAACAACAGGTATTTATTTTTCAGTAACCTATTTTGTATAGGAAAAAATATGTTTAAAAAACAAACCGTTGTTGACCGCATTGAAGTGCTGGCAGATCAGACTGTTGCCGTGCGGTATGTGGTGACTGTCACCGAAGATGGTAAGCCATTTGCCGAACAAGTTAAGGGTAATTACTTTAAGCCAGGTGATGACTACAGCGCCGAAGAAGAAAAAGTACAGATTATTTGTGCCGCCGTACACACTGAAGAAGTTATTGCTGCTTACCAAGCGGCCCAAATTCCAGCATAATGCTGAAAACACGTACTGGTGCGTTCACCAGGGATTCTATGGAATCGAAAAATGTCAGAAGAAAACCTAGCGGTAGTAGACCCCGCGCCGGAACAGATTGCAACGGCTGCACCTGAACCTGAAGTTAAAGCGCCGGAAGCAGAAGCACCCAAGACATTCTCGCAAGAGGAACTTGATGCAGCTATTGGAAAACGCCTTGCAAGAGAGCAACGAAAATGGGAACGGGAACAAGCACAGAGGACTGCGGAAACGCAAACCTTGAGGGCTCCGGCAGCACAGTCTGTCGATCAGTTTGAAACGCCAGAGGCTTACGCCGATGCGTTGGCTTACCAAAAAGCCGAACAATTGATCGCACAGCGCGAAGCGGCCAAGCAGCACTCGCAAGTTCTTGAAAGTTATCACGATCTGGAAGAGGAAGCCCGCGCTAAGTACGATGACTTTGAACAAGTTGCGTACAACCCCAAGCTGCCTATTACTGATGTGATGGCCGATACGATTCGGTCTTCGGATGTTGGGCCTGAGTTAGCTTACTACCTCGGAACTAACCCCAAAGATGCAGAGCGTATATCTCGCCTAGCCCCGCTTGCACAGGCAAAGGAAATTGGGAAGATTGAGGCCAAATTGGCGTCTGATCCTCCCGTGAAACGTACTACATCAGCGCCAGCGCCGATTTCGCCTGTTACTGCCCGATCCACTGGATCACCGGCTTATGACACTACAGACCCCAGGTCAGATAAGACCATGACGGCCTCGCAGTGGATTGAAGCCGAAAGGGCACGACAACGGAAGAAGTGGGAAGCGCAAAACCGCTAACTTTTTTTAAGGACTTTTTTCATGGCTAATAGTATCCTAACCATTGACATGATTACTCGGAAAGCTCTCGAAATCCTCGAGAACAACCTGGTACTCACCCGTAACGTAAACCGTCAGTACGACGACAGCTTTGCTGTTGAAGGTGCCAAAATCGGTTCTACTCTGCGTATTCGTCTGCCTGACCGCGCTTTGGTCACTGACGGTGCCGCCCTGCAAGTTCAGGACGACAACGAGCAGTTTACCACTTTGACTGTTTCCACCCAAAAGCACATTGGTGTCAACTTCACATCTGCTGAATTGACCATGCAATTGGATGACTTCGCAGAGCGTGTGTTAAAGCCTCGTATCAGCCAGTTGGCCTCCAGCATTGATGCTGACGTTGCTAACAGCTTCAAAACTATCGGTAACACTGTCGGCACCCCCGGCACGACTCCTTCGACTTCTCTGGTGCTGTTACAAGCCCAGCAGAAACTGAATGAAAACGCCGCTACGATGTCGCCCCGCTATGCAACGGTTAACCCCGCTGCAAACGCTGGTTTGGTTGAAGGCATGAAAGGTTTGTTCAATCCTACCGACACTATCAGCAAGCAGTTTAAAAACGGCATGATGGGTACTGGCGTGTTGGGTTACGAAGAAATCAACATGAGCCAATCCATCAAGCAGTTCACCACTGGTTCGCGTGATGCTACGGCTGCTACCATTGTTGCCGCTTCGGTGACTTCGGAAGGTTCTTCCACTCTGAGCCTGTCGCAAGCCTCTGTAACCACGACCATCAAGGCTGGCGATGTGTTTACTTGCGGTAG